CTGCTATCAGGGTGACGTGGTTTTCTGGCAGCAGGTGCCGCATCCTGCAGAGGGCGGGATATTCGTTGGCTACACCGGTGCGCAGCCGGCGCACGTCGGGCTTATCCTTGGACGTCAGGCGCTGCACTCTCGCGGCGAGAACGGCAGCGTCAGACAGGATTCTCTGATGTTGATTCAGCGGGCATTCACCAAAGTGGAGTATTTCGAATACGATCCAGACTGTGGTAAAATTAATCAGTCCGGCTAGGGTCGCTCCCGAAAACGCAGAACACAGACTGCGCGCCGGACACCATCATCTGTGAAACCTACTGTGAGGTTAAAATGAAAGAGTTAAGTCTAACATCCGAATTTCTTAACCAGTGCCTTATCTATTGCCCAGAAACCGGAATATTTAGGTGGAAAAAAAGGCCAGAAAATCATTTCAAAAACCTGCGTTCTGCCAATGCCTGGAACGCTCGTTATGCGGATAAAGTAGCTGGAGCCATTACCCATAGCGGATACATTGCTATAAGTCTGAACAACAAGCTCTTCTTTGCGCATCGCTTGGCTTGGTTCATGCATTATGGCGTTTGGCCTCAGCAACAAATCGACCATAAAAATAGAAATAAACAAGACAATTCGATTTTTAATCTAAGAGATATTTCTTCTTCTCACAATCTCTTTAATCGTGGGTTTCTTTCGAACAATAAGAGCGGTTGTAACGGTGTAAGTTACTGCAACAACACCAAAACATGGTGTTCTTACTTCGGCAAAAAAAGACTGGGAAGGTTTAAAACTGTCGAAGAAGCTATTCAGTCAAGAATCGATTACGAGAACAATACAAGGGTTGATGACTATGGCGCTGGTTGAGCTGCAGCGATTTCCCGGAACGCCGAAAGAGCGTTACAGGGTGCCTAATGGCACC